TCAACATATACATATTTAAAATATTACTATTTAAAAAGAATTGAAGACGCTGGAGCTTATACTAATACGGCTGATGTAGTATTTAGATTTATTCCGTGTATGGTTGCTGGGTTAGCTTATTATTTGTCTATGAAATATAATCCACAGGTAGTTCAACAAAATAAACTTATTTATGAGGATGAATTACAAAGAGCACTTGTAGAAGATGGTCAAAGAACCTCAGTATACATAACACCACAATCATATTACCCAACTAGATTATAAGGAGAGAAAAATGAAAGGATTACGATTAAAAACAGGTGGAGATGCAAATTTAGAATTTATAAAAGGTGTAAGTCCTGTATTAGCTCAATCTTATAGTGCTATGTTATCTAATATTAAAGACCCAGCAAAACAAGATACTTTTAAAAAAAGAGCAGGACAACAAATTGCAGCGTATAGAAATATGCCTGAAGAACAACAAAAAGCTTTTGTTTCAGAGATGACTACTAAATATTCATCACCAACAAAAGAAACTTTTAGTGATATTAATAAAAGTCTAGAGGGCAAATATAGACCTGTATATCAAGTTGCTGCAGTAAGGAAAAGCAAACCAACTGTGGCTAAAGATATTTATAAAGAATTAGGATTAGCTAAGACAGGAGGAATTGCAATCAGAGGAAATAAATTCAAAGGCGTTTTTTAATGAAAGGTATGAAGTTGTATAAAAAAGCTGTAGGAGGATATCTGTCAGCGTTAGAAGAATCTAAGCCTGAGTTGTTTAAGACTATAAAAAATTACAGAGATAGATTAAGTGGTGGTGAGCAAGAAACTTTTGATAAAAGAGCGAATATTCAATATGCCGCAACTATGAATATGCCTAAAAGTCAGAGAGATGCTTATATATCATCAATTGAAAAAGAATATTCAAAACCTACAGATGCACAATTTAAACAGGTGAAAAGCAGTTTAGGACAAAAGTTTAAACCGACTTATACTTATATTGCTAAAGACTCTGATAAACCTGCTGCTACGACTGGTTATTATAGAGACTTATCATCTGAAATAGCTGAAGCAGATAAAAAATTAAAAGCCTTAACACTTACTGAAAGCAAAACTAGACAAGTACCTGTTTACACTTACTACGAGGGAGCTAGTGGTCCTCCAGGACTAGCAGGAAGTAGACCAGGTGTGGCTAGAATGACAACACAAATTCCAAAAGGCTCTACTTATTCTCCAGGTGGACGACAAGGGTTTCAGTCAATTCCTGCTGGTTATACGAGTCCATCAGGGCAAAGATACTCAAGAACAGGTAGTAAAAATGTTACAGAAACATTTACTCGTCCTCAAAGAGCAGGTGATGAGGAATACGATAAACAATTTGCTGCACTTCAAAGACTTCAGAAAAGACATGATAATAGGTTTCTATATCATCAATATCAACCATCAAAGGGTCTTACAGGACAAAATGTATATTCAAATATTGGACTTAGTAATACACAGTCAATGCAACCAAAACCTTTTGTTAATCCATATGCTTCTTATGGCACTTCTTTTGGAACAGCAAAAAAAGGTGGAGCTGTTAAAATGAGTAAGGGTGGTAAAGCAGCTATTCGTGGTAAAAGATTTACGGGGGTATATTAATGGCATACGCAAGAGGAAAATATGCAAAAGCAATTTCAGACCGCTCAGGTATGGCATTTCCTTATAATGAGATGGTAAGAGAGTGGAATGGCTCACTCGTTCATAAATCAGAATACGAAGCTAAACATCCACAGATAAGAAGAAAACATATTACTGCTGACCCAATAGCTTTAGCTAATGCAAAAAGTCAAAAATTTCAACAACCCATACAACCATTTATCAATGATTCTACAGCAGACCAAACAAAAGCTGATTCAGGAGGAGGAGGTCAAATAGTTGTTAATTTAACTTTGCCAGGAGACTTTGCATTTAGAACAGATGGTTCAATGTCCTTAACTTCGACTGAAGCTAATCCGACTTACGGAAGTATGGTTCCAGATGATGGTTCCGCTGAAAATAGAAAAAGAGAATTAACTGCTGAGGTTGGTAATGTTACTGTTGATGCTCTCGTTATAACTCAAACTTTTGCTGTTACTGTAGTTGGAGGTAACCCTTCAAATCATCCATATCATAATGTAGGGTCGACTAACAAATTTGCTATAGATGGGTCTACAGCGACTGCTGATGTAACATTAACTTTTAAAAGGGGTAAAACTTATCGTTTTGACCAAAGCGATTCATCAAATGATAACCATCCTTTGAGAATAAGTGCAACAGCAAATGGGACTCATGGAGGCGGCACTGAATACACAGTGGGAGTTGTGACAAATGGAGTTGCAGGACAAAGTGGAGCTTACACACAAATTACTGTCGCAAGTGATGCTCCTACATTATATTATTATTGTCAAAACCACTCAGCGATGGGGTGGACTATAAACGTTGAGGATTAAATTATGGCAATAACACACGCAAATTTTTTAACACAAGTAAGAAACTACACAGAAGTTGATAGTAATGTATTATCAGACACTTTAATTGACCAATTTATTAGAAATGTAGAATTAGATATTGCTGGTAAGGTTGACTATGATGATTTAAGAAAATATGCAACGACTTCAACTATTGCATCACAAAGATATCTAAGTATGCCTTCGGATTTAATTTATTTGCGTTCTGTTCAAATAACAAATTCTGGTGTCAGAGATTTTTTAGAAAAAAGAGATACAAGTTTTATTTCAGAGTATAATTCAGGAGATGCAACAGGTGTGCCTAAATATTATGCAAATTGGGATGACCAAAATATAGCAATTGCACCTATTCCTAACGCTGCTTTTACAATTCAAATTAATTATATTATTGACCCTCCTCATTTTACTTCATCAAACTCAACATACTTATCAACTTACTATGAAAACGTTTTATTGTATGGTGTTTTAACTGAATGTTTTTCTTATCTAAAAGGACCAATGGATATGTACAAATTGTATTTAGACAAGTATAATGAAGAGGTTCAAGCATTTGGATTACAACAAATGGGACAAAGAAGAAGAGGGCAATATGAAGAAGGAGTACCTAGAGTGCAAATTCAATCACCCTCGCCTTAAAAAATGGAGTAATTATGGCAATAACAACTAGTGTAATATGTAATTCTTTTAAAAAAGAACTTTTTGAAGGAACTCACAATTTTAAACAAACTGGTGGTAATTCATTTAAATTATCGCTGTATACAAATAGTGCTGTTTTAGGTAAATCTACAACAAGTTTTACTACCGATGCACAAGTATCTAATTCAGGTCAATATACAAGTGGTGGTGGAGCCTTGGTAAATGGTGGTACATCATTATCAACCAACACTGCTATTGTTGATTTTGCTGATAGGTCGTTTACGGGAGTGACTCTAACTGCAAGAGGTGCTTTAATTTATAATGACACAGCATCAGGTGACCCTGCTGTTTGTGTATTAGATTTTGGTGGTGATAAAACAGCAACGTCAGGCACTTTTACAATTCAGTTTCCTGCTTTTACTGCAAGTGCAGCTATTTTAAGAGTTACATAGAGTAGAGTATGTCCAATGGATGGGGACAGCTAACCTGGGGTGAAGGTCTTTGGGGTCAGCAAGGTGACCAGATTGTATCGTTAACAGGTTTTGCTCTTACAACAAATTTAGGTGGGTTCACTCAAACAACAGTGGGTGAAGCTACTGGTATCGCTCTTACCTCATCTTTAGGAACAGCAGTAGGTTTTACAGATTTTGTAGCTCAACCAAGTGGATTAAGTTCAACTCTTGGTTTTGGTTCAATAACCTTTTTTAACGACAGTATTGAATCACCAAGTGGTGTTGCTCTGACAACAGCGATGGGTTCTGTCACCACTTTTGCTGATGTTGAGATGGCGATTACAGGATTTGATTTAACAGCCTCCCTTGGGTCTATTAATTTAATAAATTGGGAGGAGGTTGATGTGGGCACCTCCGTTGTATGGACAGAGGTTGATAGAGCAGCATAAATGATTTATAATGTGAACTAATATAAAGGAATAGTATGGCATCAACATATTCAACAAGTTTAAAATTAGAATTACAAGCAACTGGCGAAAATGCTGGTACTTGGGGTACGAAAACAAACACAAATTTAGAGTTAGTTGAACAAGCTGTCGGTGGTTATGAAGAGGTATCTATTGCAGGTGGTGCAGGAACTACTGCCTTAGCAATGTCAGATGGTGCAGCTTCAAATGCACGAAACATGGTTGTAAAACTAACGGGAACAATTACAGGAAATAGAATCGTTACTGTTCCTGATAGTATGGAAAAAGTTTATATTGTTTCAAATGGAACTACTGGTTCTTTTACAGTTCAATTTAAAACAGTTAGTGGAACGGGTTATACTTTTGTTGCTGCTGATAAATCAGTAAGAGTATTATTCGCTGATGGCACAAATATTGTTGATACAGGTATTATTAACACATCTTCCACTGACACACTTACAAATAAAACACTAACAAGTCCAACTATAAATGGAGCAACAACTACAGGCACTATTGCTAACTCAGCAACAATTGAAGGTGGCACAGTCAGTGCTGTTACCTTAACAAAACCAAAAATTGCAGATGCTGGTTTTATAGCTGATGCAAATGGTAATGAGCAAATAATTTTTCAACAAACAGCTAGTGCAGTAAATGAGTTAGAAGTTACAAACGCAGCTACAGGTAATGATGTAGGACTTGCAGTCACAGGTGGTGATACAAATGTTGGTTTAGCTTTTACTGCTAAAGGTGCAGGACGATTCAAATTTAATGATGCTGCTTATATTCCTGAACAAACATTATCAGATGGAGCTAATATAGATTGGGATGTGCAAGCCAAACCAGTTGCAAAAGTCACATTAGCTGGCAACAGAACATTAAATAATGCAACTAATGGTGTCGCAGGTCAATTTGTAAGCTTGTTAGTAATCCAAGATGGTACAGGTTCAAGAACTTTATCTTTTGCATCAAACTATGAGTTTGCATCAGATACAGCTCCAACATTAACTACAACTGCTTCCTTAGGTGACTTCTTTGTATTTTATTACAATGGTTCTAAATTTGTTGAAGTGGGTAGAAATCTTGCGTTAACATTAAGTTAGGAGAAATTATGTGGGCATTAGTTAGAGCAAATCAGGTTATAAGAATTTTCAATGGTGCTCAAGCATTTGAGCATAACGATATTAAACATCCTGCAAATATTTTTTCAAGTTGGAGTGCTGAAGAAAAGGCAGCTATAGGTCTTTATCCAATTCAAGAGGATAGAGGTAATGTTAAAGATGAGACATTTTATAAAAATAGAGAGGGTGGTTATACTTTTGATGCAAAAAATAAAGTAGTAAAAAAAGTTTGGAAGACAGCAGAAGACCATGAGATGGAAGATAAAACAGTTGATGGTGTCACTGTTGAGGGATTAAAAACTAAAAAAATTAATGAAGTAAACAACCAAGCTTATACTATTCTCAAAGACACAGATTGGATGGTAATCAAAGCTAGCGAAGTTTCCAATTATTCTTTGCCAGACAATGTTTCTAAATTTAGAACTGCGGTGCGAGCAAAGTCAAACGATATGGTCACTAGAATTAAAGCAACAAAAGATGTAAGAGTTTTAGAAACTTTATACACTTACACAAATACAGGTACAGAATCTAAACCTGTAATGAGTAGACCTTTAGGGGAGTTTCCAAAGCTGGAGGACTTCTAAATGCCCTTAATAATACCTGGTAATAGTCAAGCATCTACTGGATACACAATAGACCAATCGATTAGGTTTAATGATAATGATAGTGCTTTTATGAAAAAAGATTATAGTGGAGATGGTTCACAAACTACTTTTACTCTGAGTGGTTGGTTTAAGTTAGGTATTTTAACTGGAAGTGCACATTCTTTATTTGCAACAGGATATTTAAATGGGAGTGCGGCAGATTTTTCATTATATTTTTCTGGTGACCAATTATATTTTTTTGGAGGTTATAATGGCGGTACACCAGCAAATAAATTAGAGACAACACAACTATTTCGTGACCATTCAGCTTGGTATCATATAGTATTTGTAGCTGATACGACTAATGCAGTTTCTGTAGAAAGATTACGATTGTATGTTAATGGAAGCAGAGTAACAGCATTTGATACAGAAACTTATCCATCTCAAAATAATACTTTAGTATGGGGTGATGCAACATACTCTCATGCTATTGGTGCATCAGGTGATGATACAACAAGTTTAAATTCACAAACACCAAGATTTCATTATGATGGTTATATGGCTGAAATACATTATTTAGACGGCTATGCTTATGACCCTAGCTTCTTTGGCGAGTTTAATGATTCAGGAATCTGGATACCCAAAGAATATACTGGCAGTTACGGAAGCAACGGATTTAAAATTGATGGCAGAGATAGTTCTGACCTTGGAGACGATGAATCAGGTAATGGTAATGATTTTACCTCCAATAACCTTACAGCATCTGACCAAGTTCTTGACTCACCTACAAACAACTTTTCAGTAATGAATCCCCTTGCAGATTATTACGCAAATCATACATTTAAAAACGGAAACTTAGAACTATTAACATCTACTACTACAAACCAATATACATATAGTATTAATAATATAGGGAT